GTTACTTGAAAAACTGACTTGAAGAAATTAACCGAATAAGCATAAGCAGGAGCAAGGCCAAGAGCAATTGTTTCACTAATTCTCGTTCCATAAGCATTCTCCCCAAAAAAAGTAATCTCAGTACCAACATCAAGAGATGTTTCAGACTCAATACAAAGCTGATAAGGAGCAAGATCGTAATTCTGAAAAGTTATATGCTTTCCACCAATTTCAATAAACTTCTTGTTTCCGCCATTCCAAGCATATGCCTGACCCCATCCATTATCATAATTAGAACCTCCATATCCCCAAACATCTTGCGGAACAGATTGATACCATTCGTTGCCCAAAGAAACAGGATTGCCATCAATCCAAGCCAATCGCACCTGCTTGTAAATACTTGGAAGCGTAAGAAGACCCCCTACGCATTTAATGCAAACGTATTCACAAGTAGCTGAAGTATCAGTTTTATTCCACAAAAGGCGACGAGCTTTATTTAGATAATCCAATAACAATGTCGGATTACACGTACCACTATTTCCTGCGTAAGGACGCAGAACATTGGTCATATATGCGACATCATATAACATATAAAAATAAATTTGGGCTATGATACATCTTCTACGGTTCCTAAAGCAACCGTTTTCCTATTCTTTACCTTCAGAGAATTGCTTATTCTTTGCTTCCATTGTTCAGAGCGAGGATAACCTTTTCTTCCTTCTGCCATTTTCTTCTTTGTTTCTTCTGAAATACCTCTTCGTTTTGCGGCTTCAGATAATTTCTTTTTATGATCTTCCGAAAAAACAATTCCTTTTCTAGCAAATGAAAGCTTCTTTTTTGACTCTTCTGTATGTTTAGAATTATGACCTCCAATTAGAATATTGTATCCATATTTTCTATTTGCTGATTCATATTTCTCTATCCACTCAATTTCACGCCAATCTAAAATTTCTTCAGGACAATATTCAATTACAGAAAATTCAAAACCATCTTTGCCATATTTTATCCAAGCAGACTGCAGGTGATCATTACAATGACGGCATGAATTTAACATTGTCTTATGATCAGAAAATCTTCGGACAACATCATTGCTCTGTCCAATATATCGCTTTCCGCTTTCGATATGTTTCCAGCAATATATTCCAGATGCAGATGCCATCTTCTTAAATCATTTCACCTTGGCTAATCGGCCTTCCAGCAAGCGATCTTGTCATTGGACGCTTCGGCCCAACAACGCTTGGCAAAGAAGATAGCTTGATAGATGGAGATGCTTTTGTTTTCAGCATCTTACTCCTCATCATCCCACTTTTAGGGATCTTGGGGAGTTGCATATATCAGAGCCAATCTGCGTTAAAGGGGCTTCCCTTACCCATAGAAGTCTCATTGGCAGGGCCACCGACAGACCAGCACTTGTCGCCAGCTTCACCAACAGACTTGATACGAGCAGTACGAGCATCCTTGTAGGCACGGATCGTAGGAATATCATTCTTAATCTGCGCACGCTGCATAGGCTGCGGCATGACATGATCAAAAACAATTCCCTTCTCGGTCTTGTCAACCGTATATTGAACTCCGTGGGAGGCCATATTACTTCTTGGAATATCCGCGTCCGGGAGACGTAGGTTCGGGCTGCTTGGCTCCAGCGTAGATAATTCCGCTGAACTCCGTTCCGCGAGGATGATTGCTCATCCCCTCTTTAATGGTTCCACGAGTGCTGAAACCTTCGGATTGGAGCTTAGGCTCCGTCGCACGATTGATGTTTTTAGCCATTGGTTTTAGGTGTTGTTGGTTTGTTTGTGAAGTATCAGAGTGATCCCAAATTGCTTACTTGCCAAGTAAATTTAGTGATTTCTGTATTATTGCTAAGAATCCAAATTTGAAATGAAGAAGCTGTTGGTGATCCAATTACGCCCCAAGATGCTTGAGCATCTGCTGTTCCAGTGGTTAAGTTAAAATATCCACTAATATTGTAACTTGCGCTGTTAATTGGAGTTGGAAGATTAATTGTAAAAGTCTGAGGAGAAGTATTTGCAGCAACAGTAACAGTTCCAGTTTGCCAATTAACGGCATTTAATTGGTTCTGAATTGTTAAAACATTTTGTTGAAGTGTTGTAATCTGCTGAGGTGTAACCTGATTCAAAAATGGGATATTCACAGTCCCGTTATTCAGGTACAAGGAAATGAAACTATTAAAAATAGCAGCCCAATCTCCGCTTGGACAATAACTGTTTGGAACAGTCGGGAAAAGCAGTTGTGCTGGAGACGATTGGTTGTCCATATTATTTTATCCTTGTACAGAAGAAATAGAAGAAGGTAAAGGAATTATTCTGTAATAATCCAAATCGTTTATTGGGCAAGAAACAATGGGATCAATTTCATCTCCCACACATATTCCTTCTGGAAGGTCTAATGTAGCATTAAGATTTCCTCCAATTCTTACACGATCCACAATGCAGGTTCCTGTTATATCAACTTTTATTTGAAACTCTGCGCCCTCTTGAAGATTAATCTGATTGGATGATTGGCAATCATTAATATCAGGGGAAGGAAATTTGATTTGTGAATATTTTGGCAATGAAATTTGAGGAATGCATCCAGACTGAATGGGCGTATATTGACTTGACGCTATAGAAATAGTATTACCAAGTTGAGTAAATTTTGGGTATGAATCAGGTAGATATGACATTTCAAATGTCACTTTTTCATTCAGATTTGATACCCACATCTCTGCTCCTACAAGTTGCTTTCTAATAAATTTTGAAGCCTCGGCATTCGGAGTAAAGTCAAAACGCTTTGTAATAAAATAAGACTTAATAGGAACAGTTCCTAGAACTTGAGAATAGTCATCTACACCAGTCTGATATGAACTACTGTTCTGAAGTTCATAAAGACGATTCACTCCATCGGCATCAAAAGAAAATGCAAATCCTCTTTGAACCCCATTTATTTGTGCTGTGATTAATTGCGTAGGTTGCGGCCCCTCCCACAATCCATTCCAGCGTGTCGGCAAAGAAGCATCGGGGTTAATTCTGCTTTCTTGCTCTACATCCAAAACTATCATTGCCCTGCTAGGACGATGCAATCCATAAGATGGATCAGCATTAGCAACAGTAAACGGAGAAACTGTGGCAATAAGCCTATTGTCAAAAAACATTGCTGACTCAAATTGCCTCAACCAAGGCGTATCATGGTTTACCCAAGGCTGAACCTCCCTACTAATCTTACGGAAAGAAAGGGCTTCATAAAAGTCAACTTGTGCGTTGTTGTAAAATGCCCAACCATCATCAGAACGGAAATATACATCGTTGTTTACTCCCGTAATACTCCAAGGAGAACGACATCCGCGCCCAATCAAAGAAACCTTTTGAATATTGTTGGCTTGCCAAGTCGTTCTATCTTGCGACAAATCCAAAGTAAATGAACCATTCTCACAAAACACAACCAATTCGCCCTGTCCGCGAACATTAATGTTGAGTGAAGGCATCACCCTCATACCTGTAATCAATCCAAGATTTGATGGAGGGGTAAATGAACCCCCTTCTTGCCAATAGGTTTGTTCTGTAAAATTCTGCGTATTGGAAGTGGTAGTAAATCCATTTCCATAAATAATGTCAGAAATATAAATATTGTTGTTCTTATCGCTTACGGCTACGCGACCATAAGAGTATGCCATAATTGTTCCAACTGGCATCTGTTGTGCAGCGGGATTAAGCCTATAAACAGTGCCATTTGATTCAGGAGTTATGGCTGTAGTTGCTGATGTTGTGGTTGCTATATTTGACCAAGGAGTTGCAGATCCATCAGGATAAACAGCCCTTACTTGAAAAGAATAAGAAGTTGAAGCCTTCGATGTGCTAAAAGTATAGTAATTCTGATTGTACGATATAGTTGCAAAATCAGTAAAAATATTTCCTCCCGTTTGGACTTGAAGCTCATTAAAACTTGCTCCTTCGGCATTGTTTGTCCAAGTCAATTTGATCGATAGCAATCCATCTCCTTGCGCTTGAAGATTTGTTGGAGATCCAGAAACATTACCACTCCATGCAATAGGATCTTGATAGCCATTTTGGATGTAAACCCAGTTCTCTGCTTGCACAAACCAAGTGTGCATAAGAGTAGGATCATTTCCACCTATCAATGGATACAACGTACAAATGTTGTTTACGATTGCTATAAAAAATATCTGACCAGCAACTGAGCATACAATCCCATCTACAGCACCCGGCGAAACTGCTTTATAAGGATATGCTCCTTGGAAATTACCCGTTTGAAATAGCGTCAGATATGAAGAATCATATCCGTAAGCAAGATTGATTTGGAGATCGGTAAATGGAGGCCTTGTACTATTAATTCCCTGACGGAAAGACCTATTTACACATGAAGAAACATATGTTGGAGGCAAATTACTTGGATGCGTTTCTGCATCCATAGCAATTGTTGCTGCTGTACCATCATAAATCCTGCCATCTTGGGCCATGATTTTTTAACTCCATTGTTCCGTTGGCTTGGTAGGCCATGTTGGATTAACAACAGGATTTACAGCCAAAGCACGGAGAGCATTACGATAAGCAATAAAATCAGATTGATTGATAAGATGAGGAGAATTTGCAGTATTGGCAACACTAGGAATCTCTGTCCAATCTGTAGAAGAAAGAAGTGTCTGAGCAGTTGATTTGCATTCAGTCAATTTTTGTTGCGTTACAGCAGCGTTATAAGAACTTGAATCAAAATTGATTACTCCATTAACCAACGTCAGATATGGATATTGATCTATGGTATATGTATTAGGTATCAAAACAGCATCAGCAGGAATCAATCCCGTCTGAGTTGAATCGAATCCCCAAATCTTATTGTTCGTATCAATATAGTAATTCATAATTATCTAAGCTCAAACCAAGATGTTATTGATGCTACATTCCCTGAAAGAGAGTAAGTAGATCCCTTGGGAACAATAAAAGATGTTTGCGCTGTGTAATTCTGCAAATAAATAGTGCAAGAATTATAAGACAAAGATCCGATAGAAACAATTAAGTTTCCATTAACTGCGGAAACTGTTGAAGAAATAGAAACAAATATAGGAGAACCCGTGCTATTTGTATATGTTACACCTGATGTTCTGCTCCCGGTTACATTTGTTAAAGTTTGGGTTGGATTCCCAAGCCCAGTAATAGGGAAAAGATTTGAAAGAGTAATAGCCATATTAAGAAATTATTACGACCCAAGTTGTTCCGTTGTAATAAAGAGTAACTTGCCAATTTGAAAGATTGCAAATCAAATTTTGAACAGATCCTTGAATTGTACTTCCAGACGAGGGAGCAATCGTAAGATTATTTGTACCCCAAGAAGCGGAGGCATCTGCCACAGTTACTACAGTTCCCGTAACAGGAGCAGGAGGCAACGTCAAAGTCCACCCGCCAGAAGAAGTATTTGCAGCAATTGCCTCACCAGCAGATGCAATGTAGTTTCCCGACTTGGCAATATAGTTTAAACTCAACGATGGCGTTGTTGCATACGGGTTACCAAGAGCATCAAAAGCAACATACTGACCAGATGTTCCAGAAAGCTGATAAACTGTATTAGCCGCAAGAGGGCCGTCAGCAGTTGATCCAGTTTTATAAACAAGCCCTTGGTTTGGAATAATGCTTTCAATAGTCCCCCAAGTTGTTGTTGTTGCACTTGGCGATACGACAGGGAATTGCGTCTCAGAAGATGTGTTAGGAACAAATCCAGAAAGCTGACCAGTAGGAGTAATTGCTTGGATTTGACCTGTAGAAGTTACAACCTGATTGGAGGAATTGCTTCCAAGGAAAATAGGATTAGCTGAAGAAGAATCTCCCCAATTAACAAGGCCAGTAGAGGCATTGTAGAACAGGATACTATTGGAAGTAAGCGTAGGAACTGTGTATTTGCAATAGGCCGAATCTTCTCCAACGACTCGCTGGATTGTTCCAGTACCAAGGGCCGTGCAAGCTGTAGGGAAATTCGGATTGCAAGCAGAAGGAGCGTATTGAACTGTGCCTCCGCATCCGCATCCCCCACCCCATCCGTTGTTGTATCCGTAAGACATAGATTTTTTTTTAAGAGTTGTTTAAGGTTTATGCAAGAGAGAAATTAAAAATGGGTTTTGTGATAGACATAAAAATTTTAAATTAATTCATTATCCAATTTGCTCTGCGCATTTTTAATCCAATAAAACGCACAGTAGATGCTCCAGCCGAAGCCCCACCAACGCCAATATAAGCCGCTCCAGACGGAACAGTAACTATGTTGCGAAGATAATTCCAAGATGAATTTACAACAGAATTAAATTGGCTAACAACTTTAGTAAACTCAACCAATGATCCATTTTTATCAAAACTTGATAAAAGTAATGAACCTTGATTTCCAGAAGAAAGGCATATCCATCCTTCAACCAAAAATTGGTCTCCCGGTTTAACGCTAAAACAAGTAGCTTGTATTGTGCTTAAAGAAGTTGCATTTGCGGTTGTAACAGCACCATTAGCAACAGTCGTAGTGCATTGAATAGAATGTGTATATGAAGTTCCGCTAGGAACATCAATAGATAATGAAAAAGTTGGCGTTTCACCACCACTTAACGCATACCATCCGCTGGTTGTATTTCCTTGAGTATCAATTGTTAAAATAGAATCTAACAAACTATTTTCTATTGTATCTAGTTTGTAAATAGGAGTTCCCGCAGTAGTTATGTTTGCGGGCAACCAACGGCATCCAGAGAAAATTGCACTTTGATTATTTGATCCTACCAACGGAATAAAACTTGCCCATTCTTCTATGTTACAATTTGTAAATTTATATTCAATATTAGAAGAACATCCTGCATTATCTACCATGCTTCTAGCACTAAATGATCCTACTCCATTATTCCTAAATATATGACAATCACTAACATATAAACTAGAATATGAATTTGCCGATGAAGGAAAATAAAATTGGCTAGTTATAGATTGAGTATTTAAAATCCTTCCTCCTGTAATAATCAAATTACCATTTATGATAAACGGAACATCACATTCAGTTATCATATCATTTAAATATATTTTTCCTCCTTGCAATTCTGCAACATAACCATTGCTTGTGTTTGCAATTGAATTTTGAATTTCTCCAGAGGAAAAAACCGCTACTCCTGCATACGCCTCAAAACTACGTGAAGCAGAATAATTAAATATATTAGGAGTTTGTGAAGCCCATCCATCATCATGGGCTATCATTTGAGCCCCATCAATAACTAAAACCCCATTTTGATGATTTAAATAGCAAGGATTTTGAACTCCAATGTTCTGCCACCCAAAAATAGAGTTTTCTGATTGAGCGTAACTTGTGCTAGTATTTCCCGGCAAAGCCCCATATACCAATCCTCTTTTAGCAAACAAAAATTTTAAATTGTAAAAAGTATTATATTGTGCTGGTGCAGTTGCGTTATACCACCATAAAGCACAAGTATAATTTGTATTTAAATTCATATTTATGGTTAAACCATAAATCAAACAAGCATACCCAGCAAATTGAACCAAACAATTAGTTGCCGTGGTTGCATTTGCTTTTAAAGTAGCAGAATTAAAATATATTTGTATAGATGAAGCACTTGCTCCAATTGTTATAGAAGAAATACTATAAACTCCTGCTGCAAAATTTAAACACAAGCCATTTGTTTGACAGTAATTAATAGCCGCTTGAATTGCCGCAGTATCATCAGTTACCCCATCTCCGATAGCCCCAAAATCCTTTACATTAACAACATCAGCAAACCTATTTGCCAATGTCCTAGCAGTCGTACTTCCAGTAGCCGTTACTTCAAGATTGTTGCCATTTGTTAAATTTAAAGGATTATAATAACTTAATCTACCTGTATTATTAGTCCCAATCACATAATTTGCTTGATCTTGTGAAATCTCAAGATTTGGCAAGCTAATCGGATTCTGTGCAGATCCATCAGAAACAACAAAATTCTGACCATTCCAAGTTTGCAATGCAGGATTTGTTCCCGGTACAATCGGCATCGTCTGTCCGCATCCCGTGTAGCATCCACTAGATGTATTGCAACAATTCTGGTTAGGCTGATAACGCATTTGGAAATTACATTACGCTAATCCAGTCACGCTTGACAAGTCATTAACGCGATTGATCCATCCTTTTAAAAACTTGCTCAGTCTAGGGTTTTGATCAGCAAGTCGGTAATAAAAAGCTATTCGTAATTGCTGAAACTTTTTTGGATCTCTACCTGAAAAATCAATGAATTTAGAAGCCCTATAATTACCGCAATTCACGCAAGCATCAAAGTAAATCCAATCAAGAGGCGAAGGCAAATGATCACATCCATCTTTGACCCATTCACTCCAATAGATGTCTGTAGCCTGATCTTCTGTCAGATTCTTAATGTCTACATCAGGATGAGAGCGAGCATCTATTCCGTATTTTGTGCCACGATAATTTGATCCAGCATTTCCGGGATCGTCAGGATCATCTTCATAGGTCGTACCCTCCCACTGCCAAAGGAATTTTATTACTTTGTTTTTGAAGAATGAAGTCATACTTCAAATTGTTTAATGTATTCAAATGCTTTTTGAACAACTTCTGAAGAATCTTTAAAAAGACCAAGTGCTTTATTGCAATTACCACAAAGAAGACCCCTAATTACACCACTTTTGTGACAATGATCTACAGCAAGACTTTTTCCAGAAGAACATTTACAACTGCAAATTTTGCATACTCCTTTCTGAAAATTTAAAAGTTCATTATATTTATCAATTGTTATACCAAAGTTTTTCTTTAATTGTGTATTCTTGCTAGATTGAGGATTTCTCTTTCTCCATTCACTTTGATACTGTTTGTGGTAATCTTTGTTTTTTTCTCTTTCTGTTTTTCTTTTAACCGCAAGAGCCTCTTTATGTTTTTGTCTGTATCTTTTGCCTCTCTCTTTTTCTCTTTCTGGATTTCTAATTCTTGACCTTTTTGCTATCTCTTTTGATTTTTCTTTTTTCTGTGCAAATTTTTCAGCAGAAACCCAATATTCTCCGTTTTTATGCAATGGCCCATAAGACCAAAAAACCATTCCATCTTCTCTTAAATCACCGCATTTGTGTTTAATATTCTGGATCATCGTAGTATTTGGCCTTGTGAACACGCTGGTTCACCACCATCTCTGGAGCTTCCGCATTACTATCAATCTTATCGTCCTCTTCTATGTTCTGTAGAGCAGAGACAGCTTTCCAATCGAAACACGCCTGCCCACTAATCAACGTCATAGCCAAGGCCATGAATGCCATAATCGCTGTATTGGATACTTCTACAATCTCTTTAGAAACATCAGCGTGTTTGTGAATAAGAAAGACAGTGCAAATAAATACCAAAACAACAGCAACTCCAGCTACCCCTGCATAAAGGGCTTTCTTGCTCTTTGATGCTGGCTGATCCAGCTTTTTCTTAATCAGATCCGACCTAGAATCAGCCATGATATTCCGAAAGTAGCAAGCGTTAGACCAATAGGAATCCAAGGACTAATCACGCTTAACCTCCATGTCGTGAAAGCCACAGCAAACGCCATAAATCCAGAAATAATAGCAATGAGGTGATGCCAATGTGAAACTTTTGATTCCAGAGCAACAATTTGCTTCTCTTTAGAAGCATCGTCATTTTTCCACCAATCTCTTTCTTTTTGAACGGCATCCGCTTGCTTCTGGACTTGCTCAACCTGTACTTTTGCCTGTTCCACTTGAGCTTGTGCCTCCTGCACGAGGGGCTGGATTTCTTTTGGTTTTGCATGAGAAATCTTTTTTATCACCTTATCCGCATTTTCAATTGATGCAATGGCGGGACGAGTATCAACGACGGAAGGCTTTTGATGAGCGCATCCTACTAAACAGAAGATTGCAGAAACCGCAATGATTTGTAGAGCCTTCATTTTCCCTGACGGGCCTTCCAATCGTGATAACAATCGTAGATGAGCTTTACCAGAGATATAAAACCAACTAAAATACCCAACGCAAGACTAATAACTCTCAATTCAAAATCTAGAACAGGATCTAGGCTAACTACAGCCGCGCCAATTGGGGCAATTGTTCCAATAGTTCCTGTGTAAAGT